TCTCGCGCAGCGTGATCTTCGCAGGCGTCGTGATCTGGGCGGCCTGCGTGGCGCGCACGGCCGCGAGACTCTGCACCAACGCGTCGTGTAAGTTCCCGACAGCCGGTGTCTCCGCGATCGGCGCTCGCACGTACTCCTCGCCGGCGATCTTCGCGGCAATCAATTGCCGCACGCCGTCCCGGTACTCATCGGTGAACGCGGCGAGATCGAGCGGCCGGCACAAGGCCAGCATCACCCGCTGCGCCAACGTCACCTCGGCCGCCGGCAGGGTGAACGATCCACGGACCGCCCGCGGGTCCGGGGCCGTGTAGGGGGCCGCGCGCAGTTCCGCGGCATGGTGCAGGGTGTAGAGCAGCAGCGCGCCATCCCGGGGCCCGACGGCGACCAGATACTCCCGCCCATAGATCGCCAGCTTCCCGATCCCGACCGAGCCGGCCATCGCTTCGACGAGGATCGCGTACGCCGCGTGCGCGGGTCCGGGGTCCGGTCCATCCGGCGCGAGATAGTACGCGCGATCGACCAGCCGGAGCTCGAGGGCTGAGACCTCGGCGAACTGCACCAGATCGATCACCTTCGTCGACAGCGGCGCGATCGCGGCGAGCTCGTCGGCGTTGACCAAGACGTAGCGGTCTTTCTCGAACTCAAAGCCCTTCACGATCTCTGCGTGCGGCACCTCGCGATCGCAGCTCGGGCAGACCGTTTTCTGTTTGATGCGCGCGTGGCAGGGATGGCCGAGCAGGTCCTGATCGTGGAGCTGGTTGAACGACACGCTGTCGCTCGACTCGGTGGCGGGGAAGACCTTGATCGGGATCTGCACCCGGGCAATCTGCAGCGTGCCTTTCCATGTCGCGCGGTCGGCCATCAGGCAGGCCTCTCGAACGGTAACGGGACATCCTGTGCACGGCGTCGGCGCGTGGGTTTGCGGAGCACGGGCGACAGCACCAGGAACCCCGCCACCAACTGCCACACGATTGCGGGGACCAGGCCGCGCGTGACGTGGTCGATGTGTCCGGAGCGCTTGGGCTTCATCAGGCGCCTTTGTCCTGCGACACGGCGTGATGCAGCCGCGGCCCATCACGACCGCGGTGCTGCTCCGGTGGATCGGCGTGGTGCCGGTGCCGGTCAATGTAGGCCTCGAGGTCCCGCGGATCCACGCGCCAGCGGGCACCCAGGCGAATCGCGGGCAGGGCCTTACTGCGGATGAGTTGCCGGACAAACCATGGGCTCGCGCTCAGTCGATGGGCCACGTGGGCGACCTCGAGGAGACGCACGGGCGCGAGCAGCGGGTCGGTCAGCATGAGGCGGTCTGACGAGTGTGCGGCCTCCTGCCGGTATTTTCGCACCGCCCCAGGAGGATGTAGGACGTCGTCTGTGGCGGTATCCGTTGCACCTCGGTACCGGGGCTGTGATTCGGGGCCACGATCAACCTCTCACCGATCGCCCGCACCCGCTGTCGTTCCAGCTGCCAACCCAGGGGATCCCAAGCAATGGGGGAGTCGTCGTCGCCGCGACGGGCGTGATGGCGCTGGCCCCGCCTCGCCCGTGTTCGGTGCTCACGTGCCCCAACCTGAATTGCCAGACCCCGGGCCACCAGGTCGAGGCCTGGCGGACGCGAGCCAGGCCGATCGTCATCCGTGTGCGCGGCCGCCGCCTGCAGCAGCTCCGGGCCGAGCTGTTCGCGCGTCACCCCTGGTGTGCGCGCTGTCTCCTGACGGGGATCTTCACGCGCCCGACCATCCGTGATCACATCGTGCCCCTCGCCGAAGGCGGACGTGACGCGCCGACCAATGACGGCTGTCAGGCGTTGTGTGCCGCGTGCTCGAAGACCAAGACCGCGGCCGAGTCCGCGCGCGGACGGAGGCGCGGATGATCGACCACGTCCACACGCGCACCGCATTGGACCGAGACCGGGGGGGGCGACGAAGTGTCTGTCACCCGGCGGCCGGGAAACCGCGTAGGGCCCTCGCGCGCATTTTCGCGGAAAATCATTTTCGGATCGGGCGCTAATGGCGGGCAACGCCAACAGCGGCCGGCGTCCGCAATCGACCGCGCTGAAAGTCCTCCGCGGGAATCCCGGCAAACGCCCTCTCAATCCGGACGAGCCGACGCCGCCCCCGGGCGACGTGGAGAAACCGGCCACCCTCTCGACGCCGGCGGCCGCGGTGTGGGACCGACTCGCGCCGCTGGCGATCGCCATGCGGACGTTGACGCGCGCGGACGTCACGGCGTTTGCGATGTTGTGCGAGCTGCAGGCGACGCTCGAATGGGCCGCCGGCCGGAAAGATCCGCCGCCGCGCAACAAAGGCGAGCGGCCGTCCCTGTGGGTGAAACGGTCGCACGCGCGCCTGGCCGCCGCGATCAAGATCGAAAAAGACTTCGCATCGATCATCCGGCCGTATTACGCGCTGTTCGGTCTCGAGCCGGTGAGCCGCGCCAAGATCCATGTGCCGACGCCGACCGAGGCGCCGGTTGTCAGTAAGTGGGCGGGTGCGATCAAGTGACGCAGGAATCCGCCAGCGCGCGCGCCGTTCGGCTCATCAACCTCCTCACGCACACGTCGGGGCCGTTCGCGCGGTTGCCGTTCGCCCTGCGCCCCTGGCAGCAGCGGATTATTCGCAAGCTCTTTTCGACACGCGCGGACGGGCTCCGGATCTACCGAACCTGTCTGTTGATGTTGCCGCGGAAAAACGGCAAGACCGAGCTCGCCGCGGCCATCGGGATCTACTGTCTGCTCTTCGACGGCGAAATCGGCGGCGAGATCTACTGCGCGGCCGCCGACCGGGAGCAGGCCGCCAAGGTCTTCTTCGCGATGGTGGCCATGATCCGGCACGACCCCGAGCTCGAGGCCCAGGTCGAGATCATCGAATCGAAGCTGCGCATCGTGCACCGGGCCAGCGGCAGTTTCTGTCGGGCAATCTCGGCGGAAGCCTACACGGCGCATTCGTTCAATGCGAGCGTGGTGATCTACGACGAGCTGCACTGCGCGCCGACGCGCGATCTCTGGGACGTGTTGGCCACGAGCCAGGGCGCACGCGCGCAACCGCTGATGATCGCGATCTCGACCGCCGGCTACGACCGGCATTCGATCCTGTGGGAGCTCTACAGCCACGCGCAGAAGGTGCGCGAGACCCCGTCGCTCGACCCGACGTTCCTCCCGATTCTCTTTGAAGCCCCGATCGACGCCGACTGGACGAGCGAGAAAGTCTGGCGACAGGCCAACCCCGCGCTCGGCGATTTCCGCAGCCTCGAGGAGATGCGGACCTTGTGTCAGCGCGCCCAACAGATCCCCGCGCAGGAGATGACCTTCCGCCGGTTGTACCTGAACCAGTGGACCGAGAGCGCGGAGCGGTGGGTGAGTCTGGCCGCCTGGGATGCGTGTTGCTCGGTGGCCGCATGACGCGCGCCGAGTTCCGCGCGCGGTTGAAGGGCCGCCGGTGTTTTGTGGGACTCGACTTGTCGTCGACCAAAGATCTGACCGCCCTCGAGGGCGTGTTCCCGGACGACGAGGGACCCGGCTTCGACGTGCTCTCGCAGTTCTTTTGCCCGAAGGACAACATCCTCGAGCGCGTGACCCGGGACCGCGTGCCCTATGACCAGTGGGTCCGGGACGGGTTCTTGATGCCCACGCCCGGCAACCGCGTCGACTACGAGTACATCCGGCGGGAATTGAACGCGTGGGCGCTCGAGTTCGACGTGCGCGAAGTCGCGTTCGACCCGTGGAACGCGACCGACCTGGTCACCCGGCTCCAGGAGCAGGACGGGTTTGTCTGTGTCCCGATCCGGCAGGGGTTCCGGTCCCTCTCGGCGCCGACCAAAGCCCTCGAGGCGGCCATCCTCTCGAGAACCTTGCGCCACGACGGGCATCCGATCTTGCGCTGGTGTATCGGAAATGCCGCGGCCGAGCAGGACGCGACGGGGAATATCAAGCTCTCGAAGGCGGTCTCGACGGAACGGATCGACGGGGCGTCCGCGCTCGTGAACGCGAAGGATCGCATGGACCGCCACGGCGGGGACGATCGACCCCAGTATCAGATGCTGGTGGTGGGGGGCACGCCGTCATGAAGCGGCCCCTCCCGCCGGTCGACGAACCGATCCACCGGGGTCGACCCCGGAACGCGGAGCCCTCAACGGCGGTCAGTACCTGGTTATCCGCCGGTACGCATGACAAGCTGATCCGGTTGGCCAACCGTGAAGACACGTCGATCTCCGCGCTGCTCCGGCGTCT